AGGCGAAGATGTTTTTAATGAATCGAACCTTCTCAACAACTGGTCCCCTCTTAATCACTGAGTTCTTCAACCTCGGGCGTAACGTCGATGCCGGTCTTCTCCCCGATTATATCAAGCGTCGCCTTCCGGGGGATCCGGTCTCCGCTCTCGATTCGCGTGATAGCCGACTGCGAAAGGCCGGTCTCTTTAGCGAAATCTTTTTTTGTCATATTCAACGCCCAGCGGTAAGCCCTTATAGCTCCGGCAATCGGATGATCTCCTGCGCTGCGCTTAAAATATCGCTGATGATAGCATTTTCGGCTGCAAAACACCTGGTTGATGTTATAAGGATAAAAAAACTCGTGGCAATCGCGGTTTTGGCATATTTTCTTTGTTTTTAAGCGCTTTCTCATATCAAAATAGTAGCAGAAATACTGTTTTTTGTCAATTCATACTGAAAAATATTGTCAATTCATACTGAAAAATAGAGTTTTTCTTATCGACGATTTTGTCGTCAATAAGATATTTAAGGGGTCATAATTCCTAATGAATTGCCAATTTTTGAGCTTTTTTTGAGCAAACTCTTTCAATTATTGAATAAAAACGGCTCTTTTTTGGCTTTAAAAATCTCTGATATTTCCCTATTTGCAAGGGATATGGCTAAATAGTTAAAGTGTTTTTTGCTCTATGCACAAACTATTCAATGGTGTTTGTCGACATTAAAAAGGCTGTTTCTCTGCACAAACTCTGCACAAACTTTTTTATTAAGATTTTTATGATATTGCCCTATTTGCAAGGAATATCAAGGATTCATGCACGAATTGATGAAACTTTTCTACTTTATTAATAATTTAAAAAAAAATAAAAAAAGAAATATATAGAAAAAGAAATAAAAAACTGGAAAATTCGTGCAGTTTGTGCAGAAATAGGTGCTTTTGTCGTCAATGATGAAACTTTATTTTATACAAAAAGTTTGTGCAGAGTTTTATCACGTTATTGCAGTTTGTCGTCAATGATGAAACTTTTAGGAAGGTTTTAGGGGTCTTTTAGGAAGCTTTTGAAGACTTTTTTATGCTTCTGGAGCGGCGGACCAGGGGCTTAAAGTGGGCTATAGGGGAGCTTATACATTGACTTTTTGCGATTTATATGCAAGTATTGTATTAGAAAGAGTTGGTTACGGGCCGTAACGCTCTGCCAGGGACGAAGTGTCTCTCGCAGGGCGTATTTTTATATATGAGTAAAACGAATAAAGACATAAACGAGGGATATTTTGCCGGCAGGCCTCCGCATTATGATGACCCCGCCAAAATGCAGGAAGATATAACTCGTTATTTTAAGGAAGGCGTTAAAAATAAGGAAGTAATTGTAGGTAAGGGAGACAAGAAGAAGAAAGTATCTATCCCTGTGCCAACAATATGCGGCCTTTGTTTTTTTATAGGGTTCGAGAGCCGGCAGTCGTTTTATGACTATGAAAAACGAGACGGATTTTCTTACACGGTAAAAAGAGCTCGTCTATTTATCGAGAAGCATTACGAAGAAATACTGCAGGCAACCGGCTCATCTGCCGCTATATTTGCCCTTAAGAACTTCGGATGGAAGGATCAGCAGATAATCGACCAGACGGTCCGCGAAATCAATGTAACGCTGGAAGAAGATGATTAACGTCCGGATAAGCTCAAAGATATTCAATCCTATATATAAGCGTTTTTTACACGCGGTATCTTATATTCAAATATTTTTCGGCGGTGCGTCAAGCGGTAAGAGTGTATTTGTCGCTCAGCGGGCGGTTATCGATCTAATGGAGGGTAACCGGAATTACCTTGTCGTAAGGGAGGTCTATAAAGACTTAAAGAACTCCGCGTTTGCTGAAATGCGTCAGGTTATAGAGAGCAATTCGGACCTTGCTAAACTTTTTTATATTACTGAAAATCCTTTGCGTATACGATGTAAAGAGAACAGCCGTGAGGCTGTGTTTGTCGGCCTAGATGATGTAGAGAATATAAAGTCTATACGGCCCCGGCGCGGAGTATTCACTGACGTATGGATTGAAGAGGCGACTCAGATATCTAAGAACTCTTTTAAACAGATACGCAAGAGGTTGCGCGGTCAGTCTGTGGCGAAGCGTATAACTATGACCTTTAACCCTATATTAAAATCGCATTGGATATACAAGGATTTCTTTCAGGGTTGGAATGACGAATCAGATATCCTTGAGACGGGCAAGCTTCTGATACTGCGAACCACATATAAGGACAATGTATTTTTGACAGAGCAGGACAGGGAGAACCTTGAGAACGAAGAGGATTTGTATTTCTATAATGTCTACACGCTCGGAAAGTGGGGAGTCCTGGGTAACGTTATTTTTCGGAACTGGGAAACGGCTGACCTTAGTAATCTGAAAAAGCTGTGGGGCCGTCAGATATACGGAGGTCTTGATTTCGGGTTTACTCATCCGGCGGCGGCTCTCTCGGTGGGATACGACGCTGAGAACAAAACTATATACGTGTTTGATGAGGCCGGCGGAACCGGGTTATCTAACCAGGCGCTTTACGGAGAGACCACAAAGCTAATGGCTACAAACTTCAACTGCGACGCGGCAGAGCCGAGGAGCATCCTTGAGCTGCAGAACCTCGGTTTGTCTTGTCAGTCTGCCGATAAAGGTAAAGACAGCGTGATATACGGCATTAAGTGGTTACAGAGATTAAAGATAGTAATAGATGTGAGCTGTACAAGGCTAAAAGCAGAGCTGTCATCTTATAAGTGGGTAGAAAAGAGAGACGGCACTGTGATAGAACAGCCCGTAGATAAGAATAACCATTGGATAGACGCGTTGAGATACGCGGTTGAACTTATCCACAACTACGAGCTTGCAGGGTCCGGAAGGGTTAACGTGGCGCATTTATGAGTTTGTTTAATAAGAAAGAAAAAATAATGTTACAGTCCCGCACGCAGAAGAACGTCACTGCGGCGTTCGAGGATTTCCTGCGGGAGGTCTCCCGGTGGGAGGTTAATCGCGGACTCATAAAGGAATGGGATACTGCGGCCGCGATAAAAGACGGACTTAAGAAGTCTGTATGGGTATACGCGTGTTGTCAGAAGATCGCTCCGGACGTTGCGAGCGTACCGTTTACTGTAGAGAAGAAAGTCGGCAAAGATTACGAGCGCGTTGATACTCATCCGCTTCTTGACCTTTTAGACAGACCGTCACTCTCAAAGCCACACAGCAGTATAGTAAGAACTGCTGAAATGCACCTTTTACTGGGCGGAAACGCTATACTTTACCACCCGATAAGCGCGGGTTTACCGAAAGGAATACAGACATTGAACCCGGCGACAGTCGACCCGATAGCCGATGATGTTGGCGGTATAAAGACTTACAAGAGAAGTATCGACGGATTTCCGGAAGAGATACCGGACGCGCCGCGGAGCGTGCTTCATCTTATGTACGAAGACCCGAGTAACGCGAGGTGGGGTCTCGGACGTATGCAGGCGGCCGGCGACATTGTCACTGCAAGCATTAAGGCTGTGGAGTGGAATAACAATATGCTTGACAACGCGGTCGGTTCTGACCTCGTGATAGCTCTTAAACAGTATGTTCAGCATAACCAGTGGGCGGAGACTGTAGGGAAGTTCAAAGATATGTATTCCGGAGCGAAGAATGCAGGCTCGCCGCTCATATTCGACCAGGGAGCCGAGGCGAAGCAGGTTGGCCGGACTCCTAAAGAAATGGATTATATTAAATCACAAGAGCAGGCGATGTACGCAATATGCGCTACCTTTGGAGTGGATCCCCGGCTTATAGGAGCGCAAGAGTTTAGCGGCAGGGCGGCAAGACAGGAAGCAGAGCGGGCTTATTGGATACACACAGTTATTCCTGAGGTGCAGATGTGGACAGAATATATGACTGTTTATTATAAACAGTTCTGGCCGGACATACGCGTCAGCTATGATCTTGCAAATATAGAGGCCCTGCAAGACGAGTTCTCGGGAAAGGCCGCCGCAGGAAGGACTCTCTTTGATATGGGGGTTCCGTTAGAAGAAATTAACCGCAGGCTTGAGCTTGATTTGAATCTCGACGATGTGCCGGGCGCGTCTGAGCCTTACGGAATAACATTGAGTAGGAAGTCCGACAGCAGGAAGTCCGACAGCCGCATAATTTTATGGCGCAGGAAAGACGGCGAGCGTCGTATATGGGAGAAGCGGTTTGCGGAGAGCTTCGCCAAAGGGCTCAAAAAAGATTTAGATGTGCTTGCTGACGTGGTTCAGAATGGAGAGAGCGTCACTAATTACGAAGACACTATCAGACAGGCTTGGGAAGAAAGGCTTTCTGTCTCTCATACTGTACTCGGTAAATTCTTCGGGGAGAAGAAGTATGATGAGCTTGTCAGTAAAGCAAAGAACTTAAAACCGGGGCAGCGCAAGAATTTCGACGCGACCGCACGCGTAATGGCGGACTTCATTCGTCAGGTCTCGCGCGCTAAAGCCGGATACATCGCTTCAACAACAATATTGAGAGTAAGAAACTTGGCGGCGGAGGCAGTCGAGAAAGGACTTGCCTTATCGGAAGTCGCGCAGCGGATACGCGATCAGGCGGAGGTCTGGACGGAGCCTCTCGAGAGGTCGCGCGCGATGCGTATCGCAAGGACTGAGGCGGGAGCCGGGATTAACCACGCGAACTATGCCGCGCGTCAGCAGGCTATCACTGAGTTTAACTGGAAGATAGACAAGGAATGGCTCGAGACTCCGGACACTCGCACGCGAGACGGCTCTACAGGAGAGGCGGACCATACGAGTAGTGGTGTCGGGGGAGAGCGCGTGCCTAACGATCAGCCTTACTCAAACGGACTTATGTATCCAGGGGATCCGTCAGGACCGGCGGAAGAAGTTATTGAATGCAGATGTAGCGAAACAGAACACGTTAACACAGAAGGAGAGACAGTATGAGATATAAAAGTTTTCCGGGAGAAGTAAAGGTAAAAGATATAGACAAAGGTATCTTTGAGGGTTACGCCTCGGTTTATGAAGTTGAGGATAGTTATGGAGAGGTTATACACAGAGGAGCTGCCGATAAGACTCTCAAGGAGAATCGCGACAGGATAAAAGTCTTGTGGCTCCACACGTTGCCGTTCGGTATGCCTGTCAAGGTCTCAGAAGATGACCACGGCATTTACACTATGTCTAAAGCGACCCCGACACAGGAGAACAAAGACAGGCTTGCTTATATAAAAGACCGCGTGGTGGACGCACTAAGCATAGGCTTTGACCTCGTGAAAGACAAGTTTCACCAGGACAATGACGGCATACTGCATATACACGAGATAAAACTGTGGGAGTATTCCCCGGTAATATGGGGCGCGAATCCCCTTGCGATGATTGAGAAGTCTAAAGGGATAATATCAATCACAAAAGATTTAGAGATTATCGGTGACGGCTATCTTTCAGGAGACCAGAAGTCTATTGAGGCCGCCATTGATAGGATAAAAGCACTCACCGCAGGAGAGCCGCCGGCGGGCACTCTCCCGGGTTCGGTAGAGCCGCCAAAAGAAGATAAAGACTTAGCCGCCATAAAGGCACTATGTCAGGAAGTGGGAAGTAGAACGGAAGCGCTTAAACTGGAGAAAGAATTAAAAGCGTTTGCCGAATCATTGAAAGTAAGGAGTTAAAAAAATGGATATTACAAAAGCACTGGAAGATTTAAGGGGTCTGATACAGACCAGGGACGCTGAGGTAGCAGAACTCGGCAAGGCGCGCGAAGAGACCGCGAAGAAACTCGATAAGGCCGGCGAAGATATGATCGCATTGAAAGCTGAAATCGCTGAGAAAGAGAAATCGCACGCTGCGGAAATCGCTGACCTGAGAAAGCTGAAAGAGGGCGGAGCCTCTAAGAGAACCCTTTCCGTGGGAGAGCAGTTCACTAAGAGCGACGCGTTCGTTGCGGCAGTCAAGGCAGGAAGCGTTGAGATTCCGAAAGTTCAGCTGAGCGGCGGGATGTTTAAGAAAGACACGAACTTCGAACCGGTCGTATCGGGTGCTGACAGCGGCGGCGTACTTGTCGAGCGTGACTCGATACAGATGATCGTAGAGCAGATATGGAAAGCAGTGACAATTAAGAGCCTCGTAGGATATGGAACGACCACCTCTGATAAGATACCGTATCTGTCAGAAGAGTTCGACAACAAGGCTGCGTTTCACGATAACAAGACCCTTGAAGAGGTTGACGGAGAAGATGTTCTCGAGAAGAAGAAACGTTCCGGCATTAAGTTCACTGAGAAGATAGTCAACACGAAGACCGTTGCGCACTATCTGACAGTTGGACGCGACATAATGCGCGACGCTCCTCAGCTCGCTGCAAGGATCAACGCTAACGGTATCTCTGGGCTTGAAGACAAAATCAACTCGCAGATGTTATCCGGCGTTGAGGGTTCAGCTTCGTTCAACGGAATACTGAACACTGACGGCATTGCGAACGATACAGTGTTTCCTGATGTAGTGTCTAACACTCTCGACAGGATCCGTATCAGTATCGCGAGAAACGCAACCCTCGGGTATCCGACAACCGGGATAGTGCTTGAACCTGTCTCCTTTGCAGAAATGCAGCTCATAAAGGGTTCAGACAATCACTATATCTGGATTGAAGCGGGCCAGGGTATGGCCTCTACAATATGGAGAGTCAGAGTAGCGGAAGACGCGGCTATGACTGCAGGCAAGTATCTCCTCGGAGACTTCGCCGGGTCGGCAATGCTGTGGGACCGTATGCTCGCGAGTGTCCGTATGACTGAGAGCCACAAAGACCAGTTCGTACGGAATATGACAACTGTCCTCATTGAAGCCTCGCTGGCTTTCGAGGTAACGCGTCCGGCCGCTTTCAGGACCGGAGATTTCGCGGCAGTAAGTACAACGTAATATAAGGTAGCGTGAGGCGGGGCTGCTGTGTTGCGGCCTCGCCCAACGCCTTATTAAAGGAGAAAATTATGGTAGATTGTTCGGACGTTAAATGCACGGCAAGCCTTACTTGCGGCGACTGCAAGCTTTCCGTCGGGTCTCCGGTAGGACCAACACGCAACAAGGAGCGCAGACCTGAGATTATAGCTCTCGGAGGCGGTTGGTACAAGGTTGGCGACAGGAAGATACACGGCAGGGAGGCCGCGCTAAAAGCAAATGATAACTAAAGCTGTTGCAAAAGACTGGCTGAATATTTCCATAGATGATGATGACGCGATCATAGATTTGCTAATAGAGAAAGCGACAGAGCGCATCAATAATTTTTTAAATACAGAATACACTGAGCTGACGGCTCCTGCTACAGTAAAGGGCTGTGCGCTGAACCTCGTGGCTTACTGGTATGACAATAGGGACGGTGTGGCTGTAAAGAACACGTCAGGTCTTGAGGCTAAAACCTATAGGACAGAGAAAGAGATACTTGATGATATCGTTGACTTAAGGCCGCAGAGCTGGGTAAGTGGGGAGTAGTGGATAAAATAACTATAACTATTCCCGGAGCCGAGACTCGGAGCGCGACAGGGATAACAACCGGATACCCGGAAGTGGTA